GACGCTGCTGGTGACCGGCAGGCCGGTGGCGGCGTTGATGGCCGCATTGATGGCGGTGGCGATGGCGTTGGCCGAGTCGGCTGCAGCCACACCCACCTGCACCCGCTGGCCAGCGATGTACAGGTTGATCGTGCCGGCGGCCGTGGCCGGGCCGGTCACGGTGATGGTTCCGGAGGCGGCCACGCCGGCGCCGGCGTCGGCCACGGCGATGCACCAGACCTCGCCGGTGCTGTCCTGCTGGCGGTAGATCTCGTGCATGCGGGCCAGCATGGAGCCCACGCCGAAGAGCTGCTTGGCCTGGTCGCTGGAGGACACCAGCAGCGGGGTGTTGAAGGCGCCGCTGCCGGCGGTCAGCTTCTGACCGATCAGCAGGGTGCGCTTGTTCTGGGTGAAGTACCCGGCCTGGCTGTTGTCCATCTCCGCATAGAAGAGCGGGACGCGCAGGTTGGCGGGGATGTTGTTGAACGAGATCGACATGGCGGATTACCCCTTCTTCTTGGCGGACGGCTCGGCTGCGGGAATCTGGCCCACGACCACATCGCCATCGGCGACGCGGCGCTGCCAGTACTGGGTGAACTCCACCTCGCGCCCTTCGGCGGGCAGGTGGTCACCACGATCAGGGTCCGCCACCTGGCGGCCCTGGGCGGGTACGAGAAACATGGGTGGCTCCTTCGGTTGAACGGATCAGGGCAGGTTGCCGGTCGGCGGCACTGGCACGGTGTGCTCGATGCGGCCGTCCGGGCCGGGGTAGCTCAGGTTCGGGTCGGCCGCAGGGTCGACCAGGTCGAACTTCATGTCGGCACCCTGGAAGTCGGGCAGCTCGGCCAGCGCGGTGCCTTGGAAGCCGTCGGCCGGCTCGATCTCCATGGCCGTGGTGAACTCGAACCGCCACCACAGATGGGCGCGGTTGATGCTCAGCAGGTTGCCGCCCTCGTAGGTGATGGCGTCGTAGCGCTCCTCCGGCTGCCAGCCCAGCAGGGCGCTCCAGATGGCTGCGCGCATGGTGTGCACCGCGTTGCCGGAGCCCTGCCCTCGCTCGTCCTGGCGGTTGTCCAGGGCCACCACCACCTCGAAGGATTCGGCCAGCGGCTGGCGGATGCCGTTCTGCGATCGGGACTCTTCCGGGCTGTCCTCCAGAGGGATGACGAAGGCGTAGGGCGTACCGAGGCTGGTGGTTTCGGTCACCGCTGCAAACTGCGCGGCACCGGCCACCCGTCCGGCGAGCGCCGGACAGCGCTGTCGCAGCTGGGCGATGATGAGATCGATGTTCATGTCTATCGGGGCACGAGGGCGTTGCGGAGGGCTGCACGCGCTTCCTCGCGGACGGTGCTGGCTTTGTTCTGGAGGGCTTCCTCCATGTAGTTCGCGCGCGGCTCCAGGCCGGTCTTTTTGCTGCCGTAGAACAGGAAAGCCGGGTAGAACACCATGCCCTTGATCGAACGCGGACCCACCTTCACCCAGCCGCCCTTGCTGCCGCGACTGACCACGCCGATCGCGCGCGAGAGGTTGCCTTTGCGACGGCCCGGGGTTTCCCCAGGGCCCGAGACCGAGCGCCGGGCCAACAGCCGCCGAGCCTCTTTACGCACAGCCGCAGCACCGGTGTTCAGCGCAGCACGCATCTGCCGGCGGTCGTAGTCCACAACCTTGTGGAACTCCAGGCCGACCTCGACCTCCAGGCCGCCCAGGGCCTTGCCGCTGACGTAGCGGGCCTTGTTCATGCGGCTCATGTGGTGGGCCCGATGTCTTTGGTGGTCAGGCGGACCCACTCGCGTGCGTCGCCCACGTTGATCGCGTCAATCACCCGGAACCGCCGGCCCAGCACATCGACCACATGGGTCTGACCAATCAGCTCGGCGCGCACCTGGTCGGAGTAGCGCATCCAGATGAAGTGCGTCGGCTGATCGCCGATCTGCTCGCCCTGCCGGACCACCAGGCCACGGATGGGATCGAGCTTGACCCAGCGCTGCACACCAGCGTCGAAGATCTGGTCGAGCCCGAGCATGCTGTTGGGCTGGTCGGTCTGAGCCCGCAGCCGGCCGAGCCGGTTGAGTTCGCCTGGATCCATCACACCCCCCAGATGCGGTAGGGCGACAGCAGCGCGTCGGCGAACTCGTTGGGCACCCGCGGCTTCTCCGAGCTGGCATTGCGCATGGCGTACATGTCGCCGATGGCCAGCAGCATCCACTGCCGCAGGGGCCGGGGCACGTCGCTCGCTTCGTTGCCGTAGCCGGCCGTGTAGGTCACCGTGACCGCGTTGATGCGGTCCTGCGTCTCGGGCCAGGCCTTGCCGGGCGCCGGTACCAGGTAGCCCGGCTCGCTGACCCGGTCGAGCAGGTAGTCAGTCGGGTCGAGCGTCTGCTGCACGCCGGCCGGGTCGATGTAGCTCACGCTCTGGACCGACAGCACCGGCGGACGGCGCAGCTCGATGACGTCCGGGAACCCGTCGAGCGTGAGCAGCAGCGGGGTCTCGATCAGGGTCCGCTCGGTGCGGTCCTCGCAGGCCTCACGGGCCACCGAGATCAGCGCCGTGATGTACGCGTCCTGCACGCCGGCGTCTTCACGCAGGTGCGTGAGCACCTCGGGCAATGTCAGCGGCTCGGCCACCGGTTGGCCGGCACGGCGGGGAAACGGATTCATCGGCGTGGCCTGGTGGATGAAGATGAAGCGGGCCGCACAGCCAGCGGCATGCGGTTGGATCGGATCGAGCCAGCGGGTGCTGGCGTTGTTGTGCTGCGAGCTGGCGGAGCCTGCGTGCGACGAAAGCCTCGCCCGGCCGGTGCCGGCGTCTGTGCCGGTCTGACCACCAGCAAAGCCATGGCACTGCCAAGGGCCTGCCCATGCGACACCAGCTCCACGGACTGCTGCAGATGGGCGGAGCCACCGGCGATCGACACCGCACTGGCCGCCACCACCAGCACCACGCTCAGCGAGCCCTGCGCCTGCGCCCTGGCCAGCGCTGAGGCACCCAGCGGCACATCGAGCGACAGCACTGCGCTGGCGGCGCTGCGCGCGCTGGCCGCTGCTGCGAGACCGGAGTTGCTGGCCACGCTCAGCGGCACGGTGGTGGGCCCGGCCTGGCCACCGCCAGCCGCAGCCAGCCGCACCTGCAGGGACAAGGTGCCGGAGCCCTGAGCCACCGCCAGGGCGTTGGCCTGCAACGTCACCGCCAGGGCCAGCTGGGCACCCGCCGTGGCGGTGGCAGCAGCGGCTGCAGCAAGCGGTGCGGCACGAGCCAACGAGGCGCCGGCGCCAGCCTGGGCAAACCCGGCCGACTGCAGCTGCACGCTGCGCACCAGGTCGGCGGTGCCAGAGGCCTGCGCGCTCCCCGCCGAGGCCAGCGCCACCGCTTTCTGTAGCGAGGCCGAGCCGGCCGCCTGGCCTACGGCAACTGCGGCCAACGACTTGGCCAGCGCGAGAGCTGCGGCGCCATCGGCCACAGCCTGAGCGGCTGCAGCCAGCGTGACGCTGTCGCCCAGTGGCTCAGCGGCCGCGAAGTAGTCGTCCGTCAGCAGGACGCCGGCCGGGCCGGCGTCCCACAGGTCGCTGCCGCCACCGATGCCGGCAAGCCGATCGAGGTTGGGATACCTGATCGCCATACGTCAACCATGCGCAATCTTGCCGCCACCCCGGATCGTGCCGGTGGTCGTGGTGCTGCACAGCATGAGCATGAACAGCGCAGCGTTGTTTGGCACTTCTGGCAGGCCCAGGTCGGCCCAGTTGAACTTCTCGGTCTTGTTGGCCAGCGGGAGGTCCACGCTGGTGCGCATACGGGTCGCCGTGATGCCGAAGTTGCCGGCGGTGCCGGTGGTGGCCGACAGCGTCACGCTGTTGACCGCCTTGATGAACTTGCCCGAGACGGCAGAGATCAGCGGGTACAGACGGCCCTGACGGGGCGTCGCGCCCAGGGTGATCGCAGCCAGGTTGCCAGTCGTGTCATCGTTGTAGGTCACGTTGACCGTTGCGTTGACGCTGGTGGTGCCCATCTGCGTGTACACCTCCAGCCACCACTGGACGTCCGAGTAGTCGGTTGCACCGATCCGGTCCGCGCCAGGGTTGGTGGTCACCAGCGACAACGCCCCCTGGGCCGTGGTGACCACGCCGGACAAGCCACTCATGTGGGCCAGCCGGTCGTGGATCTCCAGGTTGGTGACGTTGTTGCTCGCCTGAAGCGACATCCAGGCCAGATAGCTACTGGCCGGGGGGGTCTGGTTGGCGAAGTTGAACGTGCCGGGCGTCACGCTGGTCGGTACCACCGCAGCACCCGGGGCCGATCCTGCACCCGGCACGCCTGTGGCCGTCCACAGGCTGAAGAACTGACCCGCGACCGCGTTGGCCAGCGAGGCCTTGTCGATCACCAGACGGCTGCTGTTGTTGCCCAGGCCGTTGATCAGCTGGTCGCGGTTGGTGATGGCCATGGGAGGTGACGCCGTTCAGTTGTCGATCTGGAAGGTGAGCGACCCGGCCGGGAAGCTGACCGTGTCGCCGCTGTTGATGGTCTTG